GGGAACCATCCGCACCCAGCCTGCGCAGCTGTTCGGACCTACGTTACAGCGTTGGGCCTGACATCCTTGTACGAACAAGGATGCAGGAAGGTCTGCAGCTACCGCGGCAGTGCAAGGGATTTGAAGGTCCTCCGCTTCCTCAACACGGGAGTGGCGGATCCGATGGAATTGGTTGTCCATCGCCCAATGGAGACCCCCGAAGACCCAGGGCGGCAACGCCCCGAGTTGAAAGGGAACGAGGTTCTCAGCGATCATTATGATGGCTGGTTCTTCTGCGACGTCTACGGCCTTGGCCCTCGGACACTCACGCCCGCGCATTTGGTTGATCTCTGCGGAGAAGCCCCAATTGTGTGGATAGGTCACCCCTTTCGAGGGGCGTTTGGAGTAACCGAGGGTGAGGGCACGTGGGTTCGGACGTGGTGGAACGGCCGCGAGTATATGGAGGTACAGACAGAAATAGGGAACTATTCCCGGAGCCTCCATGACCCATGTGATTGGCTTAGCCTCGCAGGATCCGCGGATGTGAATTCCGGAACCCTCCTATGGGGTGTGACAAGAACGATTGGAGATACGATTGAGGTCGCAGCTCGCTTTAGCCCCTTAAGGCTGGCCCCTGCCATAACCCCGCCCCCCATCTTGAACTATGCCTGGGTCGAACTCCCCGTCCCAGCAGCCATGGAGAATACCATGGCGTGTTTCATGATGTGGGTTGCGAATGGGGCAGGATCGCTAGCCCGTGATGCTTACATAGCCACGATGGAGAGGCGAATGGCGTTAATCGACGTCAACCTTAAACAAACTCTGATCGATCAACACGGCAACCGTTCTTTCACGGGATACGCTTGGCGCTCCATTTGCGCCGCATCCCACGCCGCCCTCTCAGCCAACCCAGTCTATAGGCGCGTCAACGAACGCCTCCCTGGCCGCATGCGAGCTATCGCTGAAGATACCGCAATGGCAGCCTTTCTTGAGGGAGTGCGCACGAAGGCGCAAACCTTGGGCTGGATCAACATCCTCCATGGTGATGACATGCGCCGCTACAATGCCGAGGTGGCTGCGATTGGGGAACCTCCCCGCGCAGCCAGTCCGCTTTCGTTTGCCCTCGGCGTGTGCGGCGTCGTTGCCCTAGGGGTATACTATTGGCGCCGTAGGGGGCGGGGTTCCAACGAACCCCTTGCACTGGCTCGGGCATCGACCGACCCGCTCAGTGGGCTCATTAGGCTCGTTCAAAACGGGCCTCGTGTGCTCGCTGATAATCTGAAGAAGATCGGCGGGGAAGTCGTGATTCGAGCGAAAATAGTACTGAAACCAGTACTTGAGCTTGGGCAAAAAGCACTAATTCGCGCAGCACCGCGCTTACAGGAGAGCATTGTGTGTGTTCCCCTCAGTGTGGTATATGGGGCTGTCGCCGGCTTGGCTACGCTACCCGACGTACTTGTCGAGGAGCTAATCAAGTCAGTACCTTACCTGCGCTACGCTCTACCACTGATGGAATTTTTGGGCAAGCTTGAGAGGGTGGATACATTTGCTGGACTGGGGGCTTCGGCCTCTAGCCTTGCAATGCACCTTCTTATCTTGCCATTCCCTTACTGGAAACGCGTGGCGTTACACCTCACGTGGAATGTGGGAACATTCATTTCGGCACTTCTTGTCAGTCGCAAGCTTCTGTCTGCTGAAGGGAACCTGCGTATGCAGACCTGGATGAAGATTGGGGTAGCGATTGTGTGCCTTTGGATGTTCCTGCGCCGTTCGCCGATGAAAGTCGGAGATACTCCGTGGGAGGTGTTTAGGAAAAAGTACTACGATAGCCCTTGGGAAGAGCGAGAAGTGCTCCCAAACATGGAGCGATCGCTCACTTATTTCCCAATGAGCAGCGCGATGGTGCTTAGAGAAGGCGTTCCACACGTCGCTCAACCCAAGCCCGTTGATCCAACGCTACGTGTACGTGGTACCGTCCCTTTTGCGGTAGAGGAGAAGGTAGACGCTTATACCACGTACATAATGCCCACAAACATTCCGATTTACGTGCCTGCACGCACCAACCAAAACCTTTGGGCAGTGGCTCGCCACCGCCTACTCGTCATGCCCCCGATGGATGCCGAGACCCAGGCCCTTGCTTGGAAGGAGCACGAGTTGTTCCTAACGGGGCTCGTTAATGAGGAACCACCCATTGATTGGGGCGAAAGCCTTCAACCGTGGTTGGACCACATTGATGATCCCCGTAAGCTGATAGTCGCCAGGAAGGCGATAATGGACCTTAAGAGTCAAGGCATCGGGATAGCAGACAAGGAAGTGCAGGAGAGCGAAGTCTTCCCTAAGACTGACGAAGCCCTCGTACAAATTGCCGCCGGGATGTACCAGATGAAGGTACGGCCGATAACGCGAGTCCATCCTAAACAACAGGCGAATATAGGACCCCAGATATATGAAGCCACCAAGAGGCTCCACCAACAGTGGCCTTGGAAGTGGCCTACGGAAGACGGGGCGGACTCCTTTCGGTTCCAAGATTATTATGGAAACCGCTGGCAAATCAGGATCACTTTCGGATCCGACGCGACAGACGCCCTCTTGAGTGATTGGGCGCGAGACGCGGAGGACTGGCTTCTAGCCGGGCAATTCCGGGCGTGGATACTGGTCGGGGGCGATGACTCATTGGTGGGTGTGCACTTAGACGATGGGAAGGTGAGGTGGCTGGAGACGGATTTTTCACAATTCGACCAGTCGCAGTCCACCGGCCCGTTGGATATAGAGTGCATCTACCTGGGTCGCCTCGGTCTATCCCCCTCTGACGTGTGTTACGTGCAGGAGATGCACAAAGCTACATGGGTCTTTAGGGGAAAGGGAGACGTTAAGTTCAGGATTAAACATCAACATCGCCCCGAGCGGGCAACCGGAGGTCCTAACACGACCTCCGGCAACAGCAGCGTCAATGCTGCATCCTGGATGACGCTTTTCCGAGAGCATGGACGACACGCGGTTGAACCTTCGATAGCATCGATTCATATGGCCAAATTGGGCTTTAAGATCAAGATGAAGTGTGTACCGAGTATCTTCCAAGCCACATTCCTGAAGGGGGGTTGGGTGGCGCTGGCGCAACGACCTTATTGGGCACCACTCCCGTCGCGAGTGTTGAAACTAGGCAAAGCCCTTACTGACCCGCGTACACTGTACCCCACTTTGGGGCACTATGACGCGTGCGCGCAGTTCCTGAACGACGTGGCAGCCTCCTATCGGAGGTTTGTCATGACTCCAGGTATTCGGGGCTTTGTTCAGGCTTTCTACAAGCGGGAGGTCATGCGTGACCTCTTTGCCGCGGCCCCGTGGAAGGTCGCGTCCGCTTTCTCCGAATCGCCCGGGACCCCTACGGAAGTGGGGGGCTGGGCGGTCCGTTATGGAGTGGACGAACAAGTCCTTTGGGACTTTGATGCACTGGTGGGGTCTGCTCAACCCTTCCAGTTCCTCTCTCATCCCCTCTGCCTGACCCTGGCGGAGGTTGATTACAACTAAATATAGGGCGGCCCTGCATTGAGAGGAG